CGGCGATGAATCGGTCTGCGCATCGATTCGCGTCGTCGAACTGACCGCGCTTGTCTTTGAGTTCGTACTCGAGGCTTTGTACCTGGGCCTTGAGTGCGTCGCGCTCGACCACCAGGGCGGCGCCGGTGGTGTACGCGCGGTCGAGTTCGGCAGTGACGTCGGGCACGTACTTTCGGTAGTCGTGCTGGTGCTCGGCCGAGGGGCAGCCCATCGTTTTGCGCTCGCCGTTGCGCCCCTCAAGACCGCAGCGAGAGCAAATCTCGATGTATTCGGGCAGCCCTTGCCTTGCTCGCTCGTCGGCCCTGAGCGCTGCAGCCTCTATTGCGTCGGGCCGGATTCCGGAGGCGGCCTTTTTGAACGCGTTCTCCCTGCAGCCCGGGCACTCGGTGGCGTTGAAGAGCCCGTGAATGACGCACACCATCACTCACCGCCTTCATCTTCACCCGGCGCGTCGACCACCTCGACCTTCACCCCGTCTTTGCCCTGCACGAGGGTCACCACCAGCGAGGCCGAGTCGTCGCGGTAGACGCTCAACCCGTGCTTCTTCATCACGCCCACCAGCGCTTCCTTCAGCTTCGAAGCGATGGTGGTGTCGATGTTGGCGCGCAATCTGGCAGTCGCCTCCTTCAGCGCCACGCCCAGGTCATTCTTGAGTTCGCGCTCGAGCAACTCTTTGAGCACCTGCTCACCGAGGTTGCCTCGGTACTGGTCCTTCTCGAAGAGCACTGCCCGCGCCTTGCTGGCAAGGGTGGCGCGGCCAGTCTCGTTGCCGTACCTGTCGGTGACAGGCCAGCCCTCGGTCAGCATCTTCTCGATGCGCTCGGTCAGCATCTTGTCGGTGATCTCAGCGAGCCGTGCGTGAATGGCTTGGTCGATTGCCTCGGTGAGGCTCTCTTCAAACCGGGTTTCCATCTGCGTGTGCACGTACGTCTGCACCGCGCCCTGAAGCGCGAGCTGCAGGTCGTAGTCGCTGATCGTCACTTCAAGCTTCGGTTTCGTTGCCATGGTTCAGTTGCCGCCTTTCTTGGCCTTCTTGGTTTTCTTCTTCGCTTCGATTGCTGCTTCGCTCTTCACGCCCTGCACCGCGGCTGCCGACATCGCAGCCAGGTCGGAGCCGAGCAGCTTGGCTACCTCGTGGGTCTCATCGCTGAAGGTCGACCACGCGGTGTGCAGCTGCTCAAGTTCGCCCGTGATCACCAGCGCAAGCAGTTCCCAGATCGAGGCAACCTTCACCCACTTCTCGGAGCTGTCAGAGTCGACGTAAGTATCGTGCAGGTGCTGGAAGTCGCGCCGCCCTTCGACGACATGCCGCAACACAGGCGTCACCACTCCCGGCTTGCCCGAGGCCAGCAGTTTGAAACCCTTCTGCCAAACCTCCTCGAGCACCTTGGTGCGTGCGGCTCGAGCGGCGTCAGCTTCGGCCTGTTTCACTGGGTCTTGCGCGGTGACGCGGGTCGACTCGCGTTCGACCTCGGTCTTGGCCCACTTCAACTCGAGGTGCTCGGCGACGGCCTTGGTCACCGCGTCGGCGACGTAGAGCTTGTGTGGTTTCAGCTTCTCATCGGCGGCAACGTGCAGCACCGGCCGATGCTCCTCGGGCAGCTCGGCGACCAGCTGCGCCCACGAGCGCTTCTTGCTGTCAGACTGCGCCAACGCGTCGGCCTCGACGTACTTCGTGCCGTACCGAAGCAAGCCGCCCTCGCCGAACAGCTTCTTACCTGCCTCGAGGCCGAGCACCTTGGCTCCGCCCTTCTCGGCCTTTACCGCCTTGAGCGCCCATGAGGCCCGGCACTTCTCCTGAAAGCACTTCGTGTCGGTGCAATGCGCGCCGCCGGCGAGGTCGTCGAACAGGCCCGGCGTGGCGCTGGCTGAGTTCTTCGGGCACGTCGTGCATGCCCCGGCCTCGGGCACCAGGTCGGGGTCTTTGAGGTCGAACGGTGCCGCCTTCAACGACTGGCAGTACTCTTTCACCAGCCAGGCGGTGGCCTGTCTCGAGTTGAGCAGCGGCTCGCCATCGGTGGCCGTCTGGGTCAGCCGCTTGAGCGCATCGGCCTGCAGCTTGTGCGTGGGCAACCGGGCCAGCGGTACGGCGATGGTAGCGCTGATCTTCCCTTGCTCGAAGGCCTTGCGAGCCTCGGGCCCCAACGCCAACAGCTTCAAGCGCGCGTACACCCACGCCTTGCTCTTGCCCACCCGCTCGGCAATCTGCACCGGGGTGTACCCGGCCTCGTCGACCAAGCGCTGGTAGGCCTCGGCCTCCTCAAGCGGCTGCAGGTCTGCACGCTGCACGTTCTCGGTCACTTGAAGCTCGAGCACTTGCACGTCAGTCAACTGGGCCACGTCGACGGTGACGGTCTGCAGGCCAGCTGCCTTCGCCGCGCGGTACCGGCGATGCCCGTAGACGATCTGGTATTGCCCCTGCCCGCCTTCGCGCACCAGCAGCGGCGACAGCACCCCGAATTGACGAATGGACTCGGTGAGCTTCGCGAGCTGGTCGGCGTCGTAGTGGTGCCGCACGTTGCGCGGGTCTTCGACGAGCGTGGCAATGTCGACGTCGAGGGTCAGCCGCTTCTCGGGCTCCCACTTCGCGGCGAGGTGTTCAGCCGCCTTGCTCGCCACATCTTCCTGCGCCTTGACACCTGTGGCCGCTTTGAGTTGCTCGAGGAAATTCGAGGGCGCCGGCTCTTCCGGGGCGGACAATGCGACGTACTTGGCAACAGCATCAGGCAGGTTCGGCACTGGCTCTGCAGCCATCACCACGGGCTCTGCGTCGAGTTTCATCTTGTCGGGGTAGGTCTTCTTCGTCTTCGCTTGCATGGTGCTCCTGGGGTGATGCGGGAAAGTGGGCGCGCGACGAGACGGGGGAGTTACCCGCCACGCGCCCGGCGCGATTCGCTGCGCTCAGTCATCGCCGGCGAATTCCTTCTCGTCGGCGCGTTGCTCTGTCTTGGGGCCGATGTGCACGCGGCGCGTGAATCGGCTGACGCGAGGCAGCTCGACCAGTTCGAGGTCGTCGACCGGGTCGTCAAACTCGCGCTCGGCACAGGCCCGGGTATCGAGGCAGGTGAAAGCGCTGCCCCGGCGGGCGCACAGCTTCGCCCGCTCCTGGTAGGTGCCGCAGCGCTGGCAACGCTCGCGGCTCACCGGGTCACCTTGTGCAGCGGGAAGCTGACCTCGATGGCCAGTGTGGTGGTGCAGACGCAGTTGCGCAGCTCGCACGCGTAGAGCTTCCCTCCCGACCGGAAAGCGCCCGCATACCCGAGCAGTGAAAGAGAGGCCCACTGCCGCGCGTCGAAGGAGCGCTCGCAAACATTGCACGGCTTCGGCCATGCCTGTGGCTGTGGCGCGTCGGTCTCAGTGTTCAAGACGTGCCTCGCAATCGTCGGCTGCATGAGCGGCGGCCTCGTCGGCCTCTTGCTGTGCACGCAGCGCCAGTTCTCGGGCGACCAGCGCGGCGACCTCTTGGCCCCAGACCAGTACCGCTTCAGCGTGCGGCTTCTCGCGCAACTCCTTCTCGAGGCGCGCACGGGCCATCGGGTGTAGGCGGAAGCGGGCCACCTCTGCTTCAGAGAGGCCGCTCACTTGCCCACCGCCTTCGCGATGATGTCGCGAGCCTCGACACGCCATTTCTCGTAGTCGGAATAGAACCGTTCGGCCTCGGCCACGCCGTATTTGCTGGGGTTCGGTGCGTCACTTAGCGCCGCGAGCAACTCGGGCGCTGCGCAGATCAACGCGACATTCGCCCGACAAGTCTCGGTCGCCTTGGCGCTCGAGCCCAAAGCCTCAACCGTCACATGCTCACCTTCGATAATACCGGGCGCTTCATGCCGAATGGCGACGCGCAAGAAGTGCCCATCAACGTGAGGCACGGGCCAGTCACGCGCCACCCATGGCCCCGGAGTGTGCGTGCTCAAGCTTCACCGCCAATCTCAGCCATGCGCTTCTCTTGCTCGCCCTGCAGCGCCTCGAGGCAGGTCTTCACCTCGGGCAACCAGGTCGACGACGGCACCGACTCGCGAATCTTCGCCTCGAACAGCGAGACCGCGTCGGCAAGCTCTTCGGCAGACAAACCACTGATGGCAGCGCCCCGCATTGGGCCAGCAATCAGCTCGCACCGCGCGTCGAGCTTCTTCGCCTGCGCGGTTGGGGGTGCTGCAGGCGCCTGCTGCGCCGCCACCTTACCCGCCACCTTGGCGGCGACCTGCGCCACACGGCTGACTGGGGCGATAGGCGCACCTTTCACCTCGGGGTCGGCAACATCGGGCACCACGGTCACCGATGGCGTGACGTCGTGAATCTCGCGGGCCTCGTCATCGGTCTGCATGCCGTGAGTGACGTCGCTCCACTCAGCCATGCAGAGGTGCGAGGCGGCGCGATTGCGAAGCATCGCGGCGGGGTACTTGGCCCAGTTGTCTTTCTTCACCAAGCCAGCCTTTTCGGCCTCTTCAATGGTGAAGCTCATTCGAACGGGCGGGTTGTTGTACCGCTTGCTCTCGTACACCGCCGCCGTGGCCGTGCTGGTGCTCAGCCGGAAGTACTCACAGGCAGGGCTCGACTTCACGAGGGCAACCAACAACTGCGCGCTGCACACCGGCTTCCCTTCAATGACGTGAATACTGCCGAACGCCTGCATCGGCTGAAGACCCAGCTCGAGCCCCTTCATCATCACCACGAGAATGTCTGACGGTTTGCCGATCAGCTGCTTCGGCAAGAGGCCCGACTTCGACAGCCACTCAGCGAGGCGCCAGCCTTCTTCAAGGTTCTTCGGGGTGAAGCCCATCGGCGCTCGAGCAGGCGCGCGGGTGATGGCCTTCTCTGCGACGGGCTCAACGGTGCCATTCAATTCGACGACGTTCGACTCATTCATTGGTGCGACTCCTGGTGCGACGGGTTGTCCTGCGTGTTGTCCTGCGTGGTCTGCGAAAGAGGGGCGAGGGCGACGGGCGCGCCGGCCAGCTCAGCCTTGAGGGCGGCTGACCAGTACGGGCTCAGGGGGCGGTTGCCGGGCTTGACCTCGGTGTGACGTGCGATGGCACTGGCGACCTGGGCGCGAAGCTCGTTGCGTCGGTCGCCCTCGGGCAACGTGTTCAGCAGCAACCCGGTGAGCGTCACCAGTTCGGCGACGATGGCCTGATGGTCGACCACCGTTCGATCTTTCTGGCGTCGCCAGTAGATCTTCCCAAAGTCGCCTTCGACGCCGCCATGTTCGCCAATGAGCGCCTTCAATTTGTTGGCCGCGTACTCCTTGCGCTGCTCAAGCCGCTTGCCTGCCTCGGCGAGCAGCGCCAGCTCGAGCGCAAGCTCTTCCATTTCGGGCGATGCCTTGATGGTCGCGGGGTGATTCTTCTTCCACGCGCGGTCGAGAAACTCGGCGTACTGCGCTGATGCATCGACGGGCGGCGGGCGCTTCACGATCACGTGCTCGCGCATGAAGCGCTCAGCAATCGCGTACAGCCCGAGGAACAGGTCTTCGTTGAAGGTGAGATGGTAGACGCGAAAGTCGTCTCGGTCGAAGAGCACCGCCACATCCCAGGTCTTCAGACCGGTGACGCCCATGCACCAGGTCACCTGCGGCACGTACTCTTCAGCGATCTGGTCGGTGCCTGCAGGGCCCCACGCAAGCTTCTGCCGCCACGTGGTCGACTTCACTTCGAGGCCACGCTCTGCCGCATGCATCGCGGCGAGGCCCAGCTTCTGCCGCCGTGCAAGCGCCTGCACTGGGCCTGGGAACACGGCGCGGTCTGGTGTGGCGACGGCGAACGGGTAGCGGTGGTTGATCAGCGAGTCGACCGGCTTCAGCCACTTCTTCTCGTGGTGCGCGTAGACGCGGGCGATCGGCTCCTCGAGTTCAACCCCGAGTTCCATCGGCAGGGTCTGCTCTTTCTGATGCCCGAAGACCTTTGCCTCGTAGACCTGAATGGGCGTCGCCCAGCGGCTGAGCCCCGCGAGCACGGCGATTTCGCTGCCGCCAACTGCCTCTGACCTGAGTGCCAATTGCCGCTTGTTGAGCATGCTCTCTCCCCGTCTACTTGAAATATAATCGAGTTCGATTAGATTTGGCAAGTGGGGTTGGAGAGTCGGCCTCTTTTCGAGGTACGAAAGGCTATGGACGTTGTGAGAACCCCCGACCCGCTCACCGTTGGAGCCGCCGAGAACAAGTCGTTTTATTTGCCCAAGGCCCTGTACGCAGAGCTGAAGAGGCAGGCGGCGATCGATGGCCTCCCCCCGCGAAAGCTGTCTGCTTACGTGGTGCAGCTCCTCACGTTCGCTGTTCGAGCGAGAGAAGCTGAACGAGCCGCGGCGAAGAAGTAGCCCGGCGTACCTCCTTGAAATCACACAAGGAGGCAGCACATGTCAGACCCTGATCGTAAGACCCTCTGAATGTCTCGGGGTTTCTTTTTGTTGCAAGAACCCCTTGACCACTGAATAAACGTTTCGGTAAGACAGTCGTCGGACAATCGAATCGGTGCAGTGGGGAACCATCTGATTACAAATCAGGTGCTCTACCAGCTGAGCTACACCGGCTTGCGCCACCCGTTCAGTTGGGCGCGGGCCACGTAGCAGACGGCCGCTGGTAGCGCAACTGACAGTTGGTGAGCCCTGCACCCCTGACCAATGGGGAGCGGTATGCAGAAGCCGAAGTCAGTCAAAGCCATCAAGAAGATTCTCGAGAACACGGGCGTGACGTTCAGCGTCACGGCCTTTCTCGCCCGCTCAGGCCTGGGCAATTTCTCACAGTATTCAAATCGAGACCTAATCGATCTCGAACAGAAAGCGCTGCAAGCGAAGGCTGAGGCGATTCACGCCGGCGTCTCCAACTTCTTGGTGCTGCCTTGAAGACCGACTTGACGCCCGTCGAAGCGGCGCTGCTCGCGGTGATCATCGACCACGAGCGCCGGCAAACGCAGTGGACCATTCGAGGTCTCGCGGTGGCGATCGGCTGCTCGCCGAAATCGGTCAACCACATCTTCACCATGCTGAGGAACCTCGAAGCCAAGGGGCACTTGGCCAAGAGCACCCGCCTGGCTCGCGTCGAGACTCTCTGCAGCACCGGCACAGTGCACGCGCCTGCATCTGAGAGGGCCGCGTGATCTTCTCAGACGAGAAGTACGTGAAGCTGTATTCGCGCGACACCCTTACCTGGCAGACATGGCCCTGGGAAGCACGGGCCCTGCTTTCTCTGCTCTTGCGCAAGGTCGACGGCGCCGGGCTGCTCGAGACCGGCCGAATGGACCCGGTCCAAGCAGTGGCGCTGCAGGTCGCCCTTCCGATCGCCGTGGTCGAGGTTGGGCTTCCGGCCCTGCTGGAATCTGGCACCGTCGTTCAAGTTCAGGCCGGTATTTTGGTGGCCAAGTTTGTTGAGGCCCAAGAGGCCACGAAAACCGAGGCGAGGAAGAAAAAGGACCAGCGGGAGCGCGAAAGAGACCAGCGAAAAGCGCAACCCATTGAATCGCTTGAAGCCGATGTCCCGCAGTGTCCCGCGGTGTCCCGCGCTGTCCCCCTCCAGCCCACCACCAGCCCACCACCAGCCCAGCCCAGCCCACCACCAACCACCACCACCACGAAGTCGCGTCAGCCGAAACAACCAACCCTTCCGGGCGTGCCCGACGCGAAGCCCAAGGTGAAGGTGAAGTCGCGGCAACAGGTGCTCTACGAAGACTACCTGAGGCAACGCGAAGGCCGGCTGCTCGAGCTTGGCGTCGACGTGGTGCCTGACCTCGACGAGCATGACAAGCCTCCGAGCCCTGCGTTCATCAACGCGACGATCGGCAAGTGGCTTGAGTACTTCGCCGACGCCAAGCCGGTGCGCACCCTCGAAGGCTTCGACGCAGCAGAGACCTGCGTGGTGCTCCTGTTCGACGAATATCTCGAAGAAAGCTGGCCCACGAAATACGCGAGCCCCTACCCGTTCACGGTGCTGGCCAGCCCGCGCACTCACGGCAAGTACCTCGAAGCCATTGCGCCACGGCCCACGCGCCCCAGTGAGGCGCTCCAATGAGCAGCAATCTTGTGCAGATGCCGGCCCAGCGCCGGCCGGTGCATGAACTCGAGGCGCGGCTTCTAGGTGCCGCGCTCCACCTTCGGGCCAAGCTTGGCGGCTTCGAGGGCATGGGCCTTGGCCCCGATGACTTCACCGACCCACGTGTTCGCCTGGCCTGGTCAGTCGCGAAGCGGCTCGCCGAACGCCGAGGCGAGGTCACTGCCGCCACCGTGCATGCCTTTGCCGGCCCGCGGCTGATGACCGACGCTGACTTGGTCTGGCTCGAGCAACTCGAGCTGAGCAACACGCTGAACGAAGTGCAGCTGCTGCAGGCCGCCGAGCACTACCGCCGAAGCGTGCGCGGGCGGGTGCTGGCCGACCGGCTCGAGCAGGAGGCGAAGCGCATTCGCAACGGCGAGTTTGTGCCCGCGCAGGTGGCCGGCACGCTCGAAGGGCTCGTCGACCAGCTTGTTCGCGACACGTCGCCCGACGAAGACTGCTCGAGCGACGTCGCTGAACTGCTCGAGCGGTGGGAGAAAAACGAAAAGACCGGCAAGAGCATGTTGCTGCCCACGGGGCTGACTGCGCTTGACGACGTGATCGGCGGGCTGCCTCCGACCCTGGCGCTGGTCGCCGCCGGGCCTGGTGTCGGCAAGAGCACCTTGCTCGCGTCGATGATGCACGCGCAACTCACGGCAGACCCGAACCTGCGCATCGGTTTCTTCGGGCTCGAAGACGGTACCGAGTGGGTGTTGCGCCGGTGGATGGCTCGCTACTCGGGCATGCCTTTGCGAGAAGTCGGCTGGAAGCTCCGCACCGAGGAGCAGCGCCAGAAGACCGAGGCAGCAGCAGAAGCCTTTTTCCCGCTGTTGCAGCGCATCACCTCGTACCGGCACGACACCATTGACACCGACCAGCTGCTGGTGCGCGCCAACGCGTGGGCAACCAAGGGCGTCGGCGCCATCTACGTCGACAACCTCAGCGAAGTTGAGCACCGCTCGGGCGGGCAGCGCAGCGAGCACTTCGAGCGGGTGGCTGAGACGACTCGGCGCATGCGCAACCTGGCGAACCGCTGGAAAATACCGGTGGTCTTCTTGGTGCACACCACCGAGGAAACCAAGGGCCCCGCCGGCACCGCTGGTGTGCGAGGCGGCAAAGCCTCGGGCCAAAAGACGAGGCTGTTGCTCGACCTCTGGGAAAAGAACGGCGCGCTTCGGTGCACGGTCTCCAAGAATACCGAAGGCCCGAAGAACGTCACCATCGAGTTCTCTCGCGAGTTCAGCGCCGGGCTCGTGAAGGCCGACGAAGGTGGGCTCGTCAACCTGCAAGCAGAGGCACGCGCCGAACGCGAGGCCCGCGAAGAGTCGAAGCTCGAGATTTCCGAAGAGCGCCGCAAGCGTCGGGAGGCAAAGCGGGCCAGAGAGAAGGCGCTCGAGCACGACAAGGCCGAAGCGCCGCAGCCCACGTTGTTCGACGGGGGTGGCAATGCCGACGCCGAGTGACGTGCTCCGCGGTGCCCGCGAGCTGCTCGCCCGTGGCTGGTCTGAGCCCTTCGCGCTCGACGAGTTCGGCCACATTGCAGTCAACGGCGCCGTGCCCGTGTCGTGGTCGGTGTTCGATGCGCTCGAGCACGCCGCCGCCGGCGACGTCGACGCGTGGCTGGTGGCCGAGACGAAGTTGCTCGAGGCAACGCGGGTGCGCTCGACGGTGACGCTCGGCGCCTGGCTCGAGACGAAGCCCGCGCACAGCGAAGTACTGACGACCTTTCAACGCGCAATTTTTCGCGCACAGCAGTGACTCAAACCGGAGTGGGGAACATGAACGACCAAACGAAGAGAGACTGGGAGAAGCAGTTGGCAGACCCGCGCACGTGGCCGCCTGCAGGCCGCGAGGTGCTCGAGCGGGTGTTGCGGCAGGCGCTGGCGCAGGTGCTGTCCAGGGCGAAGGCTGACGCGCGGGAGGCCGCTTGAGCGCGTACACGAAGGTCTACGATGGCGCGGTCAACTTCAACGCCTACACCAACAGACCGGGTGAGACCCGGTGCACCGCAGGCAACGGCAAGCTCGACCGGTGCTGCCTACAAGACGGGCACAGCGAGGCTCACATTTTCACGGTGCCGCCAGCCAGCACGCGATGTGAGGCTGCTCAACTTGGCAACGGTGTGTGGCATCGATGCGTGTTGCGCGATGGGCACTCAGCCTGGCACCTCTTCGAGGCGCCAGGCGGGCACACCAAGATTCCTCCGCATGCCGACCCGGTGAGCAAGGCGGCCCACTACAACCAGGGCAAGGTCGAGGCCATTGACGCAATCGAAGCCGCGGTGACCGGGCTCGAAGGCGCCGAGGCGTTTCTTACCGGCCAGTGCCTGAAGTACCTCTGGCGCTGGAGGCAAAAGGGCGGCGCCGAAGACCTCGCCAAGTGCGCGTGGTACCTCGAACGGCTGCGAACCCGACAGGCTGCAGCAAAGGCGGTGACGCCTTGACGCCCTTCGCGACCGGTCTGGTTCTTGGCGTGTTCATCGGCGGGTGTCTCGCGCTGATGGCCGTCATTCTTGTTGCCTGGGTCGTCGCCGAGACCAAGGCACGCGACGCCAACCTGCATCAGAGCTTCGAGAAGGCGAGGCGCCAATGAGCATGCGAGCAAAGCCCGCCTTTCGTGGTCTCGTCGATGTCGTGGCGTTGACCAACCACATCTCGCTGGTCGAGGCCGAGAAGGTGCTGAAGACCGTGCTTCGGGTAGTCGCCACCTACGCGGCCAGGGGCTCAGTCCGCCTGCCCAAGTTCGGCACGTTCAGTGTGCGCACTCGCAAGGGTCGCACCGTGCGCAACCCGCGCACGAAAGAGTTGATGCAGCTGCCTGCAACCAAGGTGCTGCACTTTCGCCCCGCGAAGGCGCAACGAGGTCTCCGATGAGCACGCCTGAAATCATCCTTCCGTTTCCACCCTCGGCCAACACGCTGTATCGCACCATCATCAGAGGGAAGCGGGCGATTCCCATCAAGTCGAAGGAGCACCGTCAGTTCTTTCAGGCTGTGGTTGCGTCGACCGCTGGCGTGCAGCAGTGGGCCGAAGAGAAGGCGCTCGAGGTCTGGCTCTACCTGTACCGACCTCGCAGAGTGGGCGACGTTGACGGGCCCATCAAGGCGTGCCTCGACAGCCTCAACGGCATTGCCTGGGCCGACGACTCGCAGATCGTCGCGTTGCACGTCATTCGCGGCGACGACAAGTACCGGCCTCGAGTCGAGGTGCTGGTGCGCGAGGTGACGCCATGAAGCGCTTCGCAGTCGTCAACGGAAAGATGGTCGCCACTGCGCCCTACGCCAATCGAACCTACTGGAACGGGCACGATGTGAAAGCGACCAGGGTGCGCGTGGTGGTTGGCCCATGCCCGCCGGGCTGGTGGTGCGCGCCGCTCGTTGGCACCGTGCGGCAGGCTGTGCGCGTCGAAACCGGGCAAGGCTCGCCGTTTTACCTCGACGACGAAGATGGCTCAGGCTGGTGGAAGGTCACCAAGGGCAAGGGCTCGCCGAAGTACCCGCATCGTTCGTTGTCGAGCGCCCGCGAGGTGACGTCATGAAATTCTACGCGCAAGACCTGGGCGCCTGGGGGCGCTGGCAAACCTGGGAGACCTTGCCAGGCCAACTGCCTGGCGGGCTGATTGCTGGTGCTTTCGAGGTCGACATTTCGGCCCTTGGCTCGGGGTTTTCTGTCTACGTCCGCGATCAACTCGACTCAGACCGCACTCTCGCACACCGGCATGTGCACCCGATGGAGCGCCGCGACCTGCTCGACCTTGCCGAAGAGCTGTATCACCACGTGCTGGCCGAGCGGGTGACGCCTTGAGCCCCGCGAGAGAGGCAGCCCTTCGTCTGCTGCGCTTGATGGCTGCGGGCACCATCATCGAAGAGACCAGCATGCGGCAGGTGCTCGAGGCCCTGTTGCTCGAAGAAGAGAAGCTGCTCGACCAGAACCGGCGGCTGATCAACACGATGCTCGAGCAGCGAAAGAGGCGTGAAGAGAATCTGGCGCGTAGCGACGAACTTGCGGTCACTGGGGAGATCAAGCCATGAGGGGCGCGGCTCGAGTGATGACCGCCAGCACTGGCACCGTGCGCGAAACGCCGAAAGAGTTCTTCACCGCGGTCGACGCGCAGTTCTGCTGCACCATCGACGTATGCGCGCTGCCGACGAACAAGAAGCTTCCCCGGTTCTTCTCGCCCCAAGACAACGGGTTGGCCCAGTCGTGGGAGGGTGAGAACGCGTGGGGCAACTACCCGTATGGGCGCGAGATTGGTGACTGGCTCGCGAAGGGCCGGCACGAAGCCATGTACGCCCGGGCCGTGGTGGTGCAGTTGTTGCCTGCCCGAGTCGATACGAGCTGGTGGCGCACGTTCGTGCTCAACCAAGACGGCCGAGCGGGTCGGCTGCTCACCTCGAAGTGGGACCCGGCAGCGCAGGTGCTCTGGTTGCGGTGGGAGGGGCTGATCACCGGCGTGTACCACCACGACCAGCGTCTGCCCTTCGACGACGCAGAGACAGGAGCCCCCTTCCCGAGTTCGCTGGTCTGGCACATTTCGCCGTCGCGAAGCCGCTGGCGTGGGCGTGTTGAAGGCGACGTGTTGCCCGACTTGCTCGCGGGGTGGCCGCGATGAAGCTCGGCCTTTTCATTGGGAGGTTTGCTCTCGACTGGTTGGGGTTTCCCTATCAGACGCACGCATTTTTCAACGCCGCGAACACTCGTAGCTGGAAGCGCATCACCCTGCGCCGCGAGTGGCTCGAGGAACCTCTATGAGCACCACGTTCTGCACCGTCGACGGCTGTCTGCGCCGCGCCAAGCGTGACGCGTCGGGCCTGTGCGAGGGGCACACCAAGCGTGCGCAACGGGGCGCCACCGTGGCCGGCGAGCTGCTCGAGCGCACGTCGAGCCGTTTCACCCCCTACCAGAGCCCTCTCGAGCGCCTGCAGGAGGCTGCCCTGCGCCTGGCCGACGCCGACACGGAAGACGAGGCCGACTACCAGCGAGCCCAAGACAGCCTGCGCAAGGCGGCAGAGGCGTACGGGCGCAGGGCAACCAGTGAGAAGGTGCGCACGGCGCTGGCGTTGGCGAAGGCGAAGGGTCGACCGGTTGGCAGGCCACCGAAGGTGAGCAGAGACCAGGCAACGCAGGTGCGTGCAGCCGCCGGGTCGATTGCGGAGGCAGCTCGAAGACTGGGCGTCAGTCGCAACGCGCTGACGCGAGCACTCAAGCGCCGCTGAGTCGAAAGACGGCCTTTCGGAGCACCCACCGGAAGTCGTCCCCGCGCGCGCCGACTGTTGCTGCGTGGCACTCACCGCACGACAGCAGGCCTTCGTGGAAGCGTACGCGGGCAACGCGACAGCAGCGGCTCGTGTCGCTGGGTACAAGGGCAACGACGTCACGCTGGGTCAGACTGGCTCGCAACTCCTCAAGAATCCTCAAGTCTCGGCCGCCATCAAGGCACGACAGGCCGAACCAAGGGCCCTGCGTATCGCCACACGCGAAGAACGGCAGGCCTTCTGGACAGAGACCTTGCTCGACAAGTCGCAGCGCATGGCGGACCGGCTGAAGGCCGCTGAGCTGCTCGGTCGCTCCGAGGCTGACTTCACCGAGAAGCTCATCGTGAAGGGCGAACTGACCCTGGCGCAGCTGGTCGAGCAGGCCACCGCAAAGGGCCCAAGCAAGTGAGCGACACCGCCATCGCCACCATGCGGCAGTGGGCTGCAGAGCCCTGGGTGTTCGCGCGTCAGTGCCTGGGTGTCGAGCCGGACGAGTGGC